CTCTGGCTGCGGGTGGAAATCGTCTTGCTTCTACGTGTGCGATTTGCGACACCTACTATGCCTTCCGTGATGCGTGGGTCCAGAATGGTCTGTTGGGATCATTCCCCTACGCTACTCTCGCCGACTTCTTGAATGCGACTGCCCAGCCTCCACTGATGACCTACGATGGTCCGTCCCAGCGTTTCACTATTCGGTTTGATAGCGACGGATACGGAGCTCGTTTGACTCCTTTCACGTCAACCGCAACACAAGGCGGTCTATACACGCCTCCCGAGTTCAAGCTCTTTATGAACACAAATATGTTCAACCTCTTCGCCAACTTCTCGTTCCTCTACTGGAACTCGTCTTCACCCGTCAATGGTCCGTATGCGGGTATTATTGCTCCCAACGGGTATGTGTATGAGGTTCTTGTGCCGAACAAGTTTTACACAGATGTCCAAGATTACCGCCTCTCACCTTACGGCGGAACGCCTCCGCTGGGCTTTGTTCCCTATGGAAGCGGAAACCCCGCCTCCAATCCAGTAAGCGTCCTCAACGAGCAGAAGGTCTATTGGACGATCACCCAAGAAACGGCATCTACGGATACTCTGTGGTCGCCCATCTCTTCCATCGTGTTCGCGTCAGCCCTAATGCCCGTGAAACCCGAATCCAACTCCGCTCCCGTCATCATCGGTCAAGGCAACATTGGAAACTCACAAGCCACTGCCCGAGCCGCCTTTACTCGGGTCATCACCGATCTCGCTCTACCGATGGACAAGGGTGCTGCGTCTTGGAAATCCTTTATCTACTACGTGCCGTCTGCCCAGTATCGTATGAGTGATTTCCTTTCTTCGCACCAGCCCCTCAACGGAGTGGATGTCCAAGTGTATTGGAAGAATCGTCTCAACAACCAGCTCTACCCCATCACAATGACGAATCTTTCCAGCGTATCGTTCAAGATAATGTTCAAGAAGAAGGGGCTACCCGACAAGGGAGAGGAGGACTTTATGTGAGGTGAGTCCCCTAAAACTTTCTGTGAATAGAAGTATAAACCAAGATGAGTGCCGACATTGAGAAGCTCGCCGTCTTTGATTCTCGTATTGTCCAGAGCCGCCCTCGTTATGCCGTCCAGAAGGGTGCTCTCTCGCTGACGAACGCCCCGTTCAACGCCATCTCGGCGACTTCGTCCCAGCACACCTACAACATCTATGTGCCCAGCGAGAACGTGTTTGTGGATCGTGCGATTGAATGGACTTCTACGTGCTTCCTCACGCAGACGGTCACCTTCACGGCGGCGGCTGCCGATGCCGCTACTGGCTACATTGGAGCCACTACCTACGTAGGAACGCCTCTCTGGGTTCCCTCTGTGGACTGGGCTCTCCCCGCCTTCCCGCTGAACTCCCTCTGCTCCACCACGACTGCGACGATCAACGACACGACGTCCGTCATCAACTCCCAAGATGTCTTGAAGGAGGTGCTACGCCTCTGCGACTACAAGAAGAACCGCCTCCAACGCACGTGCCCGACGATGCTGGATAAGTATCAGTGCTACGATGACGGCTTTGGTGCCGTCAATAGCCCTCTCTCGGGCTATGCCTCGCTACTGGACTACGCCGAGCCCCAGAATGGTCAGTTCCCGCAAGTATGCTTCACGACTTCTACGGGTGGTGTCCCGACGGAGGGTGCCTACTACCTTGCGGGTGCTCCCTACAACGGCACTGGTCTCCAACCCACGACGGGTGTAGCGGGTGTCTACCAGATCATCAATGGTCTGCCTTGCCTCGCCATCGGCTCTTCGTCTGGCGTGTGCTTGGGTCCCTATACCTTCTGTATCAAGTTCACGAGCACGGAGAAGATCGTCCTCTCGCCCTTCACATTCAGCGACATCCACGAGTGGGATACGGGTCTGTTCGGCATCAACAACATCCAGCTGATTATGAACTTACAATCCGCTGCCCGTCTCACTCGTTATTCGGGTATGCGTTTCGCCACTCCTCCGCAAGCGGGAACTCCCGCCGCTGGTTCTACCCAAGAGCTCGTCAGCGGTATTTCATCCGTCACAACGGCTTACAACACCCAAGCGGGCTCGGGCAGCTTTGAGCGTTCGGTCGTCAATGTCCAGTTCCTCACGCCGTCGCTTGACGTGCCGCTACCACCCAAGTCGGTGGTGCCGTATATGGAGTTCCCCCGCTACATCACGAACTACTCTGCTGGTTCGGTTGCCGCTGGTGCGTCCGTCCAGATCCAGTCGCAGACGATCACACTGCCCCAGATCCCCGACCTACTCGTCATCTACGTGAAGAATGGTCTAACGGCGGGCAACTACGCCGACTCGTATATGCCGATCTCGTCCCGCTGGAATGGTGTTGCTAACCCTCTCTCGGTCAACTTTGATAACTTCTCTGGTCTGCTCTCGTCCCAGACGACCGAGCAGCTCTATGCGATGTCCATCAAGAATGGTCTGGATATGGACTGGGCGACGTGGAGCGGTCAAGCGTATGTCGGTCAAGCGGCGGTGCCGACCAGTGCGTCTGCTCGCTACACGAACCCCGTTACGGGCGGCAACAACGCTGGTGCGACCGCCGTCACGCAAGGCGGTTCCGTGCCGTCTTGGGGTGCGGTGGCGGGTAATGGTAAGGGTGTCGTCCCGCTGGTCGGTTCTATCCTTGTCCTCAAACCCTCGCAAGACATCACCCTACAAACGGGACAAGCACCGAGTTTGGTGGGCAACTTCACGCTCCAATTCAACATCAACGTCTACAACAACGCGGGTGTGGACGTGACGCCCCAGCTCTACGTCATCACGGCGAACTCTGGCTATTTTGAATCCATTCGGGGCAGCAGCCGCATCATCAAGGGTGTCCTCAGCGAGCAAGACATCATCGGTGCTCCTCTCGCCCCGACGGCGACGACCCAAGAGCTCCACCGCTACGTCGGCGGTGCTGGGTTTATGGAGTCGCTCGGCAACATTCTGGGTAAGGTCAAGGGACCCGCTCTGGAACTGCTTGGTAAGCTGGGAGCGGCGGCTGGCGAGGAGGCAAAAGAGCAGCTCCTCCCGATGATCCGCGAGAAGTTCGGCTTCGGTCGTAGCGGTGGTATGAGCGGTGGTGAGGGTTCGTCCAGCGGTGGTGCCGCCAAGTTCGGTCGCACCCGCAAGGGACTGGACGCCCGACTGATGTAAAGCACTTGTGAGCTTCACCATAAAGTCAAAATAGTCTAACGTATTCTCCCTTCGCATTCTGCGGAGGACTTTATCAAGCATATATAGTCTAATGAAAGAATACAAATGAGCACCCAGCTGGATTCTCATTTGTGTTGTAATGATTTGCGGTTTGTCTATTCTTACTGCTCTACCAAAGGATATGAATGGCGAGATTGTTCGGCGACACCTTGTTCTCCTTCCAGTTTCCCTTTATCTTCGTTGCCCGAGCACGATACGCCTTCCTCTTCTTCTCTGCCGTCCCCTTCGGCACTCGCCCCGCTTTCTCTTCGGCAGACCATAGGAGGTGATCTCCATACCGCATAGCTCCAAAGAGAATGCCGTCATAGGAGAGTTTGTGCTTTCCGTCCGTTGCGACTTTGAGTTTCTTGGGATCTAACCCGTATGCCTTCGCTTTGGCTTTTGCTTGGCGAAGATAGGCGGCACCTATATCATAATTTCCGCCGACTTTTTTTTTATATCCCGCAAATCAGTGTCGTGCTTGGGGTTCTGGTCAAGGAACGAATACACCCGAGCCATCGCCCACTGCTCCTTTGAGAGCTTCTGCGACATCGGGGCATCCACGCCCTTCTTGAACGTTCCCTTCATACGCACAGACGACGGATTCGTAGTGTAAGCTCCAATACCCCGATTATAAACTTCTTGAAGGGTCTTGCGAGGAATACCACTTGCTTTTGCGAGTTGGGTAAGAGAATGCCCTTCATCGGGGAGACCCAACTTCTTGATCACATTAATACGATGCGTTCCACCAATGAAATTATCAAGAGCGTGAGCGTCCAACGTATCCATTCCCTTCGTGACGAGCCCAACATACGGGATAAAATAAGAGGCTACATTTGCGATCCTACGCCCTACACTCTGCTCCTTCTTCTTCGGCGGACGAATCTCTACGTTTCTGGCTGACCGACCCATAATCGCAAGGAGCGGATCGCCCTCTTGATAAATACGGCGGTTAGGAATATCTTTCTGGGCGTCGCCCAGTTGAATAGCTGGGTTGTAAGAAACACCTTGCTGGATAAGACCAGCTTTCAAGAACATATCCAAGATGCTGCCGCCAAGACTATGGGCTGCTCCATACACATCTACATCGTCGGGACTGGGGATACGGGACATAAACGACTTGAAATCGGCAAGGTCCTTCTTCCAGCGTGGTGTATCTCCCAACTGACCCAGA